ATCAATTTCTATGTTTATTATGGTGGTATATTGTGATAATTCAGCTAATTCATCTTCATTATACAATTCCGTGCAAACTAATGTTTTTTCCTTAGTTAACGGAAAAATAGAACAATCAAGATGATACAAATATTCATCAACCATCTCTAATTTAATAATTTTCATATCAAATTTTTCTTCCATCCATTCGTAGGCTTTAATATCTGATCTAATTCCGTACCCTCCTATGTAAACATTATCGTAAAGATATTTTAAATCAGCTTCTCCTTCCCATTTAAAAGGACACATATGAACTTCATAATCCATGGATTCAAAAAATGGCTTTCCAACTTCTTCTTCACCTTGACGAGGTTCAGAAGTAAAATTGGCCATAATAATATTATTTGAATCTTTAATATGGGGGAGATAAATACCTAAATTAGCTACATAAACTAAATCTTGAAAATTGCCTGTAGCAGGTAATATATATGCTAAACTATTTCCAGCTACAAATTGGTATAAATCTAAAAATTGGCGGTAAGCAACTCCTTTATTTACTTTAAGTGCTTCTTCTTCTAACTCTTGCATCCAAATATTATTTGGATTAGATGTGTCAAGTGTAAAAGGAAAATTCATAACGAATGCCGGTATAGGCAATTGCGAGGGGGTCTCTTTCATTTTATAAAACTATTTATTTATTTACTATAAATATAGTATACTACTAAAAAAATAAAAAAGCCCCGCATAAGCGGGGCTTTCTCTATTTATATTCTAAAATTAGATTAGAGGGTGTTTAAACCAGCAATCATAATCTTAGCATAGTATTCAGGTCTTAACATCTTCTTAGCATAGCGAGTCAAGAGGCCTTTACGTGGAGTAAAGGTGTTTGGATCGTATACAAGAGGAGTCATGATCAATGGAACATAAGGAGCGAATGTAGCACCTGTTTCCAAGAATTGTGAACCTTTGAATCCTAATAAAATTGCATTTTCAGTCATGTATGGGTTCTTGTAAACTTCATACTTGCTGTTCAAGTTACCAACTTTTTGGATACCGAAAGCATACTTCATAGAATCTGCATCAGCACCATCTGTAGCTGCAAATCCTGGGATTGATTCCAAGATAGTACCTACTGTTGGAGAGCATACCATAAAGTTAGCACCTCCTCTCAAAGTTAACTGGTGGATCTTGTTAGATACCTTATTTAACTTAGTACCGAGAGTTTGGAACCATTGGCCTTGTGTATTGTAGAAAGTACCATTAGCAATAGGAGTATCAGAACTACCATCAAATGCTTGGTTGTTTACAGCTGACCAGAAATCAGTAGTAAGAGCATTTTCTAATAACATACCGAGGATTTCCAAGTCAATCTCAAGAGCAATGTATTCACTCATGATCGAAGTCAATTCAGCTTCAGCATCTAATGAGTGGTATGCATTTAAATCTTGAGCAAACTCAGGAGTCCATACTGCTTTTAACTTTTTAGTTTTAGCAACAATCGCCTCAGATTTCATCTTAATGTTGATTTCTGGGATATCGATTGGGTTGTTATTCAAGTTAAGTGAAGTATTACCTTGTTCAAAATCACCTCTTTCCGCAGCAGTAGTCTGTTGTGGGTAAGAAATTACTAAAGCTGAAGGGTCAACACCATCAGTACCTTTTGCAACAAAAATGAAGTTAGTACCATCAAAAGCATTATACTGAGGGTAGTTAGTAGTAACTGCAGTACCTTCAACTACAAATCCTCTGGCACCATTAGTGTCAGGGTTATCAAATGTAGTAGCAACAACAGTAATCTTCTTTAAAGTACCATCAGCAACAGAAGCAGATAGATCTGCATCGTATCCTGTATCGGCCCATGAAGCAGAAGCAATAGCAGTTGGAGCAGCAAGAGCTGATGAAGTCAAGTTTGTAGAGTAAGTCCACTTACCAGCACCATAAGTACCATCAGTTGGAGCAGTAGAAGTATCAGTAACACCATACATGGAGCCTGATCCGAATACATTACCACCTACGGCAAATTTAGAACCAGACTTAGCTGTTCCGTATTGGAAATCAAGGAAGAAAACAAGGCCTGAAGGTAAGCTCATAGGTTGAACCGAAACGAAATCTTTCGCTGCGATTTGACCAAATACCTTTCTTACGAGAGGAAGAGCGATTCCAGCCCATTGTTCACCAGTACCCCCTGTAAATGAGGCACCGTTAGTACCAGCACCAGTAAGTGATGCTTCTACAACAAGCTGTTTAGCTTGGTTTTCGAGGATTAAAGCCATATTGTTTTTCTCGGTTTCCGAAGAAATACCTTCTAACAATCCGGTTTTATCCCACTTATTGGCTAACTTAGCGGCGTCCGACTGAACTGACTTCCACTGGTTAGCGCTCTCTAAAAGAGAATTTAAGTTTGACATTTTGTTTTTGTTTTAAAATTTAAAATTAGTTAATACCTGCTAACTTTTTAAAGCGAGCTACCATAGCATCTTCTTGAACAACGTTTTCATTCAAAGGACGTTTTGGAGCAACACCAGCAGGTTTAGAAGCCATACCTAATGATTCCCTAATGTTAGATTTAGTAGACTTAGCTACTAAATTTTCATTAAGAGTTTCAAAGATCTTTTTAGCTTCTTTTACTGTTTCAGCTTTATCAAAAGCTTTTAAAACCTTAATTTTCTGATTTTCAGTTAAGTTTTTAGCTTTGAAAATCTTATTAGTATAAAGTAACTTAGAATTTAATAAGTTAACTTCATTGAGTTCAGAACGTAAGTGATTAATAACATCCTTAGCTTCTTTAAGCTCTTCAGATACTTTCATTTTCTTAAGTTTATCTTCGATGTCGTCTTTAGCGTCTTCGAATCCATCCTTATAGCCTTCTTGTTCAGCATCAGTTCTAGCATTTTCTTCTAACTCAATTTCTTCAGTGTCAGTAACATCAACTGTTACATCTACATCTTCGTCTTCAGTATCTACTAACTCAACTGCATCACCTCCAGCTTCTAATTCACCTGAATTAACCATGTCTTCGATTACATCTTCGATCATAGCTTTTAATTCTTCTTCACTCATATCATCAAGGTCCATATCATCATCTTCTCCAGCTTTTTTACCTTTTTCGTATTCAAATCTGTCTACGTCGGCACGTTCTGCTCTTGATTCTTCTGACATTTCTTCTTTAGCTTCGTCCATCTTTTCTTCAGCTTCATCCATTTTCATTTCTTTAGCTTCTTCAAGTTCTAACTCAGCTAACAATTCATCAAGGTTAAGTTCTTCTTCCATTTCTTTTTCCTCATCCATGTGATCTTTGCTGTGGGCTTCTTTCATTTCTTTTTCTTCGTCCATGTACTTCTTGCCGTAGCCTTCCTCCATTTCCTTTTCTTCGTCCATGTACTTTTTGCCGTAGCCTTCCTCCATTTCTTCGGTTTCATCAATTTTTGTTGAAACTTCCTTGTCAAATTTGTTTTGACCTTTTAATTTGCCTTTTTCATACTCATACTTATCAACTTTTGCTCTTTCTTTACGAGATTCTTCTGAAATTTCTTCCATCTCATTAATTTTTTGAGCAAGCATATCTTTAAGATGAGGTGTAAAAGCTTCTTCTAAAGCTGCTTTCGCATTAGCGATTGCAACTTCTTTGACTGCTTTAGCATCCGCGATAGCATCTGCTAACAAATCTCTGTTTGCCATTGTTCCTAAATTTTTTGGGAAAATACGCTTATTCTGTAGAAGCGTAATAGTGATTAATAATAATAATTAAAATGTTGTATAGACTGACAACATATTCTTGCCATACATATATAAAAAAGAAGAAAGACGCAAAAATACGTCTTTCTATTGTATATCATATTTGTACTTAAAATTATATAATAGGACACTGCCCATTATTACAAAGAATTTCTGTAATAATTTCGTTTACTGGTAAGTATTTATCTTTAGTTTCATGGGAAGGGTCTAATCCCTCATTTATAGGGTGAACATATGCCCCTGGGGTAGATGGAGTAGATACAAAATCCCAACATAATAATTCAAAATCATCTTGTACCTCCTGAACACCATTAGAATTAGGTTGAAGGCTGCCCATACCTCTAGAAGATACACCTACTGTAATCCCATTTCTAAATAATTCTGTTAATATATTACCTGAAGGGGTTGGGAGAATTTCAATAGTACCTACTACATCATCACCTTCCCATCTAATATATTTTATATTATGAGAAACATTTTTTAAATTAATAATAGAAGAATCGGGATGGTCTAATTCACCTAATGCTCTATTTTCTTTAATAGGCCCATCAATATAGTTTTTTACTTCTCTTTCTAAAATTTTTCTAGGGTAATACCTACCATTGCCATTTTTGGTTTCAGCAGTTTGTAATCTACCTTCAACAATTAAATTACCATTCTCTGTTTTAAGAGCTTCAGTAATTGCTTGAGGAGAAATTTTAAAAAATTGAGTATCTATAAGGGTTTGCCTCATTTTTTCATTGTGTTATAATCAGCTTCAGCTGCCATTTTTTTCTTTTCTAATTCAGAAATTTCTTTTTGGACTTCTTTAATGGCTTCTTGGTTGATAAACTCAGATAAAGACTCATCTTCACTTACCATCATAGCTTTTTTTCTTTCTTCAATTGCTCTTTCGTAAATTTGAGCTTCAATTTTCTTTTTAGCCATTTCACCTAAACGGTTAGCTTCTTTAAGTACTTCATTGTACTTCATTCTGCCTTCCTTTTTAGCTTTCTTTTTTAAATCTTCTTTTTCATCTTTCATACCATCTAAATAGCCCTCTTCTTCAGCATCAGTACGTGCATCTTCTGTTAGGTAGGCTTCGAATTTAGTTTCATATGCTTCAGGTTGACGATTTGCAAAAGGATTTCCAATTGATGGAACTCCAGCTACAGCTTCTTCTAATAATTCTTTTAATTTTTCTGAGTTGTTCATTATTGCTTCTTTTAAGTCTCCATAGCCGGAGGATTTATATTTACCTTTAATTTCTTCGGGAGTTAAACCTACTACTTTGTCTGTGTAGCCAATCCCTTCTACCCCAAATGCTGCGTTCTCAATGTAGTACATAGGATCTTTTCCTAATTGTTTTACTACAATTTCCATTGCTTTTTCAAGGGGCATTGAATTATCTTTTCTTATTTCAATTGCTACACCATTTAAAAGTTGATCAGGATTTATATTATTAAATAATTTAGGATCCTCGTAGTCGTATGCTTTTGCATTTATTTCGTCTACTTCTTTAGTAGTTTTATTTTCGGTAGCTTTAGCAGCTTCCGTTAAATATTCTTGAAATTTATATATAAGTTCGCTTGTCATGTTGATAAATATTAATCTTTATACAAATCTATATAATCTACACCCTTTGCTTTTTTTCTTACTGCTTTTTGGTCAACGGGTTTATAACCTATAGATGTGTATTGAGAAATGTTAGGTTTAGAACCCTTTTTTCTAAATGCAAAAGGAGTATTATATGCCATTCCTGCCATTTCTTTAATGCTACTTTTTACTAAAGAATATTGGTCGGGATAATTATTTCTAAAAAAAGTTCTAAATGAATTAAAGGCATCAATTATATCATCTGCCTGACTTTGGTATTCTTTATCACCCCTTAATTCAGGTTTTGTTTTAAGAGTTTTAGCTGAATTTTTAGCTAATCCTAAATTTTTATATAAATCAATAAAACTAGGTAATCTTAATACATCGTGTCTACGACCACCTCCTTCTGATTTGTATTCAGGGTTAAATTTATAATAAGTGTCTAATTTAGCACTAAAAAAATCTCTAGGATCTATTTTACCATATCTATCCTCAACCTTTTTAAGGAATTTAGGTGATAAATCATTAGGTTTAACAGTTGCCATTATTTAGTTGCTTTAAATAGTTCCTCAGTTAATTGATAATATTGAAGAAGATTAATTAAATCATCATTATTAATCCTAGAGTTTTTATCTAATTCTTTTAAAAGTTTTATTACTTCAGTAAGTTTAATTTTAGTAGCTTTATCTTCAACACTTTTAATTTGATGGTTTAAGATTTTTTTTACTTCTGTAATTTTATTGTTATAAATTTCTTTTAAACGAGGAGTATTATCAATTGAATTAATAAATTCTTTTAATATACCTTTTTGACCCTTATTTAAATTAGAATATTTACCGTTAAATTTTTCAAGCATTACTTTATAGGTAAGGATTCTTAAATCCTTATCATATTTACTAAACTCTTCAACTAAATCTTCTTTTACCCTTTTTTCACTAATAGGTTTTTTAGTTAATTGTTCTAAAATTGTTACTTTATTAGCAATAATTTCATCCGTTTCCGAAAGCTTATCGGAATTATAAATTTCAATTAATTTATAAAAAGCAGCATATCCCTTATAATTAGGAACTTGGTGTCTAAAAAATTCTTCTAAATTATAATGTTTGCGAATTTCATTAATTAAATTATATTTTTCCCTTCTTAAGGCACTTCTATTTAATTTACGAGTTGCCTCTAATATAGTATTTAAAGTAATATCTGCTTTACTTTCACTTAAATTTTTACTCTTAAATAGGGATTCATAAAGTTTATATTCTTTTCCCAATTCAGTTTTTGCAAAAGATTTTTTTAAAATATTAAGGGAAGCAGACTCACCCTCTGACAAGGTATCAGCCGTTATTTGTCTTACTAAGAGTTCAAATAAAAGTCCTGTATTTTTATACTTAGAATGTTTGATTCTCATGGATGGGCTTTTTTATAAATATATAAAGATTTTCACTCCTTTAAGTTACTTTCATCTAATAGTGAACTATCTTGCTCAAATACTAATTGTTTACGATTAACTCGTAATTTTTTAAGCATATCTTTATTTTGTAAATAAGCCGTTTTAGCTTCTAAAGCTAAAGGTGAACCTCCCTTATATGAAGGTCTTATAGAATCCGATTCATTTTCTTTACCTTTCATTGCAGCTGCTCCTAATCTATCTTTGCCAAAATTATCATTTTGAGTATTGCGATTAGAAACTTTTTCTTCAGGGCGACCTAATTTTTCATTATATCCCGCGGGAACATTATCGGGTTCATCATAATACCTACCTTTACCATATAACGAAGCTAAATCATGAGGAGTACCATATGAATTTCCTGTTTCTACGGGGTCATTACCTTCAGTTTCAATTTGGTTATTTCGGAAAACACGTTTAGCATCTTCACTAACTAAATCTCTAAACTCAACATATTGATCTTCACTTAAGTGGAAAAGATGATCATATATAAAGTCGGTAGGGAATAATTTAGTATCCATCATCTGGGCGGCTAAATCAACCTTTTCCTTCATTAATGCTACTCGTTCTTGATCATAAATTATTGATGGAGTAGTTAATTTTAATTCAAAATTTGTTAATTCTTCACCATCAAATCCCTGTGTGTAAAGATGAACAACTGCAATTTTATATAATTCTGAAAGAACAATGCGTTGGATTCGTTCTACAGTACGAGCAAATCTAATGTCTTCAGCTGCTAATGTAGCTTTACCATCAGTATTTTCATCATAACCTAAAAATGCCTTAGGTACTTTAAGTGCTGCAAATAATTTATCTCTTAAATACTCTACGTCTTGAATGCCGTCATATTGTAATCCAGGTGTAGTATCAATTTTAGTAGCAGTATCATTGCCTCTAACAGGAATATAAAAATCTTCTAACATGTTTTGCATGTTGTATCTTAGATTATAATCCCCAGTTTGTTGATCTACATAAGGTGTACGTTTCATTTTTGAGATAGTTTTTTGCATAAAGTTTTCTATCTCAGCGGGTGGAATTGCACCTACATTTATATAAAAGATACGTTTTTCAGGAGCACGAACAATTCTATGTACTAACATAGCATCCTCCATTAAAACATATTGTTTAAATAATTTACGAGCAGGTTCAATATAACTTCTGCCATAAGGAAGATAATTTACATCTGAGAGGAGGCGGAAATGAGCAATTTCATAGTTATCAAAATAAATTGCTGTGTTGCTATCTCTATTACTTGTATACTTAACATTTCCAAAATATCCACCATATTCTCCTCCACCACTTAACCCATCGGGATCAAACTTAAATCTTACTTCTACATCTTTTTTATTTTCCCCTACTTTTTCTTCTCTTATAATATTATAGGCCGTATAAGGAATAACATTATATACACCAAATTTTTCAGCAATTTCCATTTTAAGGAAAAAGTCACCATATTTGCACATTTGGCGAATCCACATCCATAAATTAAATTCAATATTTAAAACATCATAAAATAAATTATAAAGGATTTTTTGCAATTGATCATCAGAGCTTTGGATTTGGAGTACTTCACCCATTTCACTTTTCAGGGTAGACTCATCACATAATATATCTAATGCAGAAGCAATGATAGCATCAGTATCCATTGCTTCATAATCAGAATAAAGTTGCGTCCTAAGAGTTTGGTAATTTAATGCTGGGTTATAAGCCGATATTTGGTTAGTAGTATATAAGCGATTATATCTATCAACCATTGAATTAGTTTCAACGGACCCTGCCATTTGTTCTTTAGAAAAATCAAGAACTTTAAGTTGACTTCCGCCAACATTACGAATTATTACATCTGTGGAGAATAATCGTTTTAATCTTGTAAATACACTAGTATCAGCCATGTTATATTAATATAATAATAAATATCATAAAAGCCAACTAAAATCTTCAGTTCCCCCTTTCCCGTTATCCATTGTATAAGGGTTATCAGTTCCTGTTGAAAAATATGCTCCTTGATATTGTGTTGTGTTTTTTGAAAATGCCCCTAAAGCCGCTTTTGTTATATCTAACCCGTGTTGTTTAAATTTTAATGCAGTATCTCGTACATATAAGCCGATACCAAAACTCATAACTAAATCATCATTGTAACCTACTTGAGCCTCTGCTCTACCATGCTTCCAAATAAACGTTTTCATTTCTTCCAATAAACGTTTAGATTGAATTGTTACACCTTTATCACCTACATATTCTTGAAATTTACCTATTACCATAGGACGTGTTCGAGTTGACATAGTAAATCCTGCAGTCATATTTGAATTATTTTCATAATTTTGTAAATATGAATCTACATTTACCATATCTGATTTTGGGGAATAATATAAATTAGGGTAATTGCGTTCAATAATAGTTTGAATTGTACTCCAACCAATATTAGCATTTTCTACTACTAATAAAGCATTATTATATTCAGTAGCAATTGCTGTTAATATGTTTCCAAAATCTTTAGTACCTATTTGACCTTTATACTCACCCACTTGTGTAGCAGATTCAACATCAAATATATGAAATGCTGAATAATCTTTACCATCACCCCTAGCTACATCAGCTGAAATTAAATATTGTCTAGTATAATCAGCTGATTCCCATATCCACAAATTTTGATCTGCTCCTCTTCTTTCCAAGGGCTCCTTAAGTGTAGATTTTTCTATAAATTCTAAATATTCTGGATAAAAAACTATATCTCCTGAAGTGCTAAAATCACAGTCACATTCTTGGGCTGCCATTCTAGGGTCTCCTAATAATTCATCTTGTCTATCTCTCCAATCTTGATCTCGTTCAGGATGAACAAACCAAGGAAGTTTAATAGGTAAAAATTCATTTTCACTTGCTTCCGCTCTAACCCATGTTTGGTGAAACCAATTACCAGTACCATAAGGAGTTGAAAGTGCTATACACCCCCCACCCGTAGCAAGTGTTTGTTGAGCCGATGCCCAAATTTCTCCAATATTTTCAATAAAAGCAGCCTCGTCAATTAATAGAAGAGAAACTGCTTCTGATCTACCTGCATCACTTGATGCTGAAGTAGCTTTAATTTGAGAACCATTAGCTAATCTAAGAGTTAATTTATTATTTTCTTCATAATCTACTTTAAGCCATGAAGGTAAATTTTCATACATAAATTTGACCTTTGTAACCATATTTTTAGCAGTTTCTTGCTTAGTAGCTATACAAAGAATATTTTTATCCTCATGAAAAATCATTAACCATAAAGAATAACCCGCAGATAATGTAGAAATTCCTAATTGACGAGATTTAAGAATAATTGAATAAGGGTTATCTTCAAATAATTTAAGTACTTTTTCTTGAAAAGGGTATAGGTGAAAATTAATTCTACCTCTTTGTGGGTGTTGGATCATACAATACTTTTTCATAAAGTGTACAGGATCCTGAGCACATTTTATGTATTCTTGCCTTATTATCTTTTTAAGGTTGCTCATTGAGGAAGTGTATAGTCTACAGCATGTAATAATAAAAGTGTTCCCACTACCCCTACCCAGGGTTTTTTATACCATTTATCTACTTCATTTAATCTATCTCTATAGAGAATAATTTGATCATTTAATAATTCTATCTCCTCATCTCTATAAAGGATAATATTATCATTATGATCGTTTAATTCTTTATAAAAAACTATTTGTTTTTCTAATTGTTCAATTAAAATAGTTTTAATAGAATCTTGTCTTTCTAAAGTATCTAAAGCTAAGAAAAACTCTTCAAGTTCCAATGCAGGAATTTGAAGAGTATCTTGTGAAAAACATAAACTAGATACACATAATAATAGTGTAGTTAGTATATGTTTCATTTTTTCTTAGTTCTATATTTTTTCTTAAAATCACTAGTAGTTTTTTTAGCACTATTAGTTGATTTAACTTTAGCTTTAGTTTTTGCTATTTTTTTATCTTGATTTTTAATAGCTTTTTTAGTTTCTACTTTTTTAGCTTCTACTTTTTTAGTTTTAGCCTTAACTGTTTTAATTTCTTTTTTATTAGCTTCAACCTTTTTTTTAGTTGATTTTTTTTCTTTAGAAGAATTAACAGCTAATAATCCTCCTATAAAAGCAATAGCTCCTAAAATATATTTCCATAATTTCATAATAATAAATATTAATAATTAATAGTTTTTAAAATTTGTTTAATACGTTCTTCAGTTGATCCCTTAATAGTATAAAAAATAGGACGACATTCAAATAATAATTTCTGAATTTCTGCATCAATTTCATTTCTATATTCCATATTTGTTTCACGAATTCCATTATCCTCTATACCTAAACCCTCTGGTGAAATATAAAATATAAAATCATATTGTTTTACAAAGCGTTTAGCATATTCCTTAAAAGCATCACCATCTAAATAACTTACTTTTTTAGCACAATTAGTAAATGCCATAACATCAATAATTGTTCTATCAGTAATAAGATTTTCTTGCATTAATTCTGTAATACGTTCTGCAAGAAATATGGTTTGACCTTCAATAGTAGTTTCATGATTCAATGGTATTCCCAATGAACTAAGATACTTACTACGTTCAGTAGCAAAATTATATCCCTTAAATTCAGGTAATTCTTTTAACGCATTTACAAGCGTTGTTTTACCTACAGACATTGTTCCACAAAAACCTATTTTCATAATAATATTATTTTATCCTCCTTGACGTGCTGATTCTCTCATTGCAGGGTTTTTATACCATGGAACTCCATTTCTTTCTCTTCGAACTTCTTTCCATTGTTCTTCAGTGTGATAAATCCCATAAATATAATATTCTCTAAACCGTCTCTCACCCTGAGGTATAAGAGCAGGACCATCCCAATTATGTAGTTTACCATCCCAATGATGTAATATAGTACCATCAGGAGTTTTAGTTCGAGTTGGTAAAGGCCATTTATTATCTTGAGTCATTACTTTTTATTTATAAATTCCATAAAACTTTTATCTTTATCATTAGTTAAACCCCCAATAGTAAAAATCTTATCATCCTCTTCAGACCAAGGACCTGGTTTATCGGCCCATTCTAAAAAATCATTTACTTCTTTTTGGTTTAAAATTTGTTCTGCTACTAAAGTGCCTTGTGCTCCTGATACTGTTATGCCTCTTGCACTTAAGGCATCGCCTACAAAGTGTACATTAGGATGTGTAGTTAAACTTAAATCTTGGTAATTTACAAGGGGTTCAGGTGAAAGATATTTAACTTCAGGTATATAAATTCCCCAATCATCTCCAAGTGTTGGAAATATTTTTTTCATATCCTCAATAAAATCCTCAATGTATTTAAAATATCCTTTAAATGCCTCTCTTACTTCTTGAAGACCTTTTTCTCCAATATAATGAGCTTTTACCCAATCACCCTCTGAAGTAAGGGTTTTATCCTTACCTGAAGGGCTGTAGTAAAGTCCTGCTTTATATTTTGCTTCAAAACGGCCTACTGCTTTTTTACCACATACACCTTCACCCTCTACAATAGTAGATTTTTGCACTTTAGAAACTAATTCACGAGACCAATCAAAGGGTTTATCAATACCTTTAACTTCCATTAAGATACCAAAGTTAGTCATATCATTACGATATGCTTCGTCTTTTTTGGCATGACCATTGTAGCTATAATCACCATATGTTTCTTCAAGTGCTACATATGCTGCATTATTGTTAGTGCAGAATGAACGGAGTGATACACCTTCATCTTCAAATTTACGGTACAATTTAAAATCATAACTTACATCAATAAGTTTTTGAAAATGTTTTTGTGGAGCTTCAAAACGTACACCAACTTGAACGGGTTTTGACTCAGTAGGTAAATCATAATGTTCTGCTAAGCGCTTACCAAAGTCAATACCTGATTTGCCTACACCAAAAATTAAGCGGTCATAACTTAAAGTGCCTCCCCCTTTTTGATCTCTATTAAGGTGTTCAAAACTAATTCTGTTATCTTCAAAAAACACTTTAGTTACTTTAGTATTCCAATGGAAATTAACACCTTTAGAACATAAATAGTCGTACCAATTTTTACCAATTTCATGTAAATAATCTGTGCCTACATGCCATACTGGGAATAGGCGTAATCCAAAATATGGTTTAATAAAATCAGGTTCTGCTACAGGATTAGAACATTGCACTTCTTCTGGTTTGGGATGAAAACGTTTAAAGTTATTAATTACTTGGTCCATTAACTCCATTGCTTTTTCATCACCTGTATATTTGGTTAAATGACCTCCTATTGAAGTGTGATATGTAAGTTTACCATCAGACCAACCTCCAGCACCCATAAAACCTGTCATTACTTCTTCGGGTTTACGAAGGTAAGGATCATTACCCATATCTAGGATGGTAATATTACCATCAAACCCTTCATCTACTAACTTAGTTGCAGCATTAACACCCGCTACACCTGCTCCAATTATTACTATTTTTTCCATTATCGTATTAATATTAATGTAAATATACAAACAAAAAGATGTGACCCCAAATTGAGGCCACATCTCTCATTTTTTATAAAGATCGACTAGGATATGAATCTAGTCTATATGTTTTTTACTTCTTATCTTCGGCTACTGAAGCTTTGCGATATTCAGTTACTAATTTTTTAATTTCACCTAATGCTTTACGGGCTCTCCCGTGTGCTGCTTTAGATTTACCTTCATGCTCCGCTTTAAACGTTCCGTATAAAGCATCAATTTGTTCAAATAACTCTTGAGTATTCATTTTTTTATAATTTTTATTGTTAAGTTTCCATTACCTTTTATTACACGATGTAAATATCCACAAGGGATATCAAAACTACTATTTTCTTTAAGTTCAAACGGAATTTCTTCATCAAATTGAAATTTCCATCCATTTCCCTCTATTACTTCTATTGTTCTATCTTCTTGATCTTCATGCCAAATTAGTTCCATAGGGTCTACATCTTCAGCAAATGTTCTTATATTTGAATTATCAGTATAGGGGTGCATTATATTATGTCCGATAGCACATCTTTAAAAATAGTGTGAACTTCTTTACCTTTAATTAAAGATTTTAAACTGTATAAACCACCTTTAAGATAACTTGATTTTTTAAGATAAGATGCGGCATTTCCTCCTGCTTGACCCGCCATTAATAAAATAACAATAGCATAAAGAATACTTGCTACTTGATCTTGTTTTTTAGGATCCTTAGTAAATAAAGCAACTACTCTTCTAATGGGAGCTTGAAAGGCCTTTTCGTTATCATGAGTCCATTTATAAATATTTTTAGCAGCTTCTTGGCCTTTACCCCAATCATATTTTTTAGATATTTTTTGGGCAAATTTAGCAAGCATGTTTGCTACTGTATTAGATAAAAGAATATAGCCTAGTATACCTACTATACCTGCTACTTCGTCTAATTTTTTTGCTTTGCCCTCTAACTCATCTTCAATAGCATTTGCTAATTGATCCCCCAAAGCATCAAACTCAGTATCAAATGCTTTTTCTTCAGGGCCATTATCCTTTAATTCCTCTTTTAAGAGAGGATTATTGTATACGTATTTTTTATAATCAAAATTATTCATTACCAAAAAGTATTCATTTTAGGACCAAGACCGAGAGCTGGAGCATATCTTGGGAGGTTACAGCTCCAATATGAAGCTTTCATTCTATCTTTTTTATTGGGGCAATCATGTCTTTTAGAGAAAGCATTTCTTGCTTTGGGGTTTCTAATTTTAGCTCTTAAACCACCAGAACCAAAACGTACTGTTTTAACTTTTTTGGTTTTAGGATCTCTAACATAAACTTTATAAGCTTTACCCCCAGAAGAAGAACGCATTGGTTTACCGATTGGGGGATCTTTTTTCTTTTTCTTTTTATTTTCTTCTAAATTCCACTCATTTAACATAGGTAAATCAAGTGGTACTTTTTTACCTTCGTAAACTCCAAATTTACCAATGTCAGTATTTTCAATAAGAAATTTACTATTTTCATCTAAGCTAATAGTACCCCACTCAAGGAGCATTCTTGCTTCAGCAAATAATTGTAAATATTTTTTAGATCCTATTCTAAATACATTCTCTTGCAATGAAATGCCATTATCGATGTGATAGCGGAGACCTTCGCTTATAGGCGCTTTACTCTCCAATAATGCGAGTTTAGGTTGTGGGTCACTGCAACCCCCACAACCACACGAACATGATTTTTTAGGTGCCCTATAGCCTTTTATTGCCTCCTGAATGTATTGTTTAAGCATGTTTATAAATATTATATTTCTACAGCAGATCGTTTATATGCTTCTGGGTATACCCCAAATCTAGCATCTTTTATTCCTTCATTATTTCTATCACTTCTAAAGGTTACATATAAATAGGGCTCATATTCACCAGAAGGTAAAGTTGGAGTTATTATTTTATGAGTAGCATCTAATAAATAAGTATTATCTTCTAAACGATCTAGTGTTAAGGGACCTTGAAGAAGTACTTGGCAATTGTTAAGTCCGGGTTCATTTCCAAAATTTAAACCATAAACAGATTTAAGTTTAATTTCTTCATCAGAAATTTTTCTTCTGAAAGATTGTCCTCTTTCT